CGCCACTTGGGTAGACGTTGTTCGAGTAATGCGCTTGTAGTGGGTTCTAAATCTTTGCCTGAATGAGTCACCCACAATATCTTCTGAACCGACGTACCCGTTGGTGGTTCTAGGTCATACTCGTAGAGCTTAGATACAGTTGTTACAGGGTCTAGCTCAGTTTGATACACGCCTGCCCTTTCACACAGCTCTACTACTGCTGACCTAATACTGTTTGTGATCAGCGTATCCGAACAGCCAGAAACCATCGGGAGTATGTCAGGGAGTAGCGCTTCATAAGAAATCGCCATTCGTTATGCTCCTACTTGCGCTCGACGTTCTATATTAGGATTTGTGATTGCGTCTATCTGCCCTTTTCCAGTTACGGAAGTGGTAAATAGTTGAAAGTGGCTACCGGCCCGTTGGGCGTTCCCTGCATACTCGGCGTCTTTCATATAAGCCATGTATAGAACGTAGTTTAAAATTGCGTTAGCAAAAATATCAGGGATAGATAGGGAGCCGTTTTGTGCGACACTTGTTGGGTTGGAAGAGAAAATAATCTCTAAGTACGCATTGCCAGCAACGCCAGGATATACATAAAAATTACGAGGATTTGATTCATCGTATGTATAGTGCTTAACAACAGTAGTGTGCGCGGCATCACCTGAAACAGTCGGGTCATGCCAATCTGGAGTCTGTCCATCGAGTACTTCTCGGTCAACAAGTCTTACAGCGCGTTTACCCGTTCCACCACTGGCCGCCGACATATTTCTGACAACTTTTAATAACCGATTTCCTGCGGCAGGGATGTCCTGCTTCGTCCCAGTAGCTAAGGTAATAGTAGTGTTAGTGGCGCTTGAATCTGGTTTCAGCAGGGCTATTTCGCGTTGAGCGTCATTTACCCATAAGACAAGCTCGCCGACTACCGGCCAGCGCACACCAGTAGTGTCTTGCAAAACTGTTTGCACTCTATCAATTACACTTTGTACCGTTACAGACATTATCTATACCTACGAGTTAAGGATGGATTCCCAAGCTGCTTCGCGTTCATCAGTGTCGACTGTGACACCCATTTCTTTATTTACTGCTGCGGCTTTTGGGTAACCATCAGCTTTAAAATTCTTTGGCTCACCTTCGTCCATCATTTTTTCAAGAATGGTCACAAGGTTCGCATCAATAGTTTTAACTTCTAATACTTCATCGAAAACTGCTTCTTCAGCGTTCGCTTCTTCAACATACTTTTTGTTATATTCTTTTGCGCCCATCTGTATCGCTAATAAGCCAATCTCGTCTGCAACTGTTATTGGCTCGCCCGCTTGGAATACGATAGCTGCTCCAGCCATTGTGGTAACGCGTAATTCATTTTCACTTACAATCTTCATGATTAGTTCCTATATAAAAGAAACCTCTCCCCCCGAAGGAGGAGAGGGTGTAGTCTTACTTACTGTGCAGTGTCTAAGCAGATAACACCGAAGTCCTGTACATTACCAGTGATATCACTGTTGTACTTGGGCTTGCGGAATCCGAAGATCTTGCCTACAGAGATACCAGACTGGTTGCCATAGTCGAAAGTATCTTCAACCATTTCAGGCAGGCCAATGTCAGCCATCGCCAGAGCCTGAGCTCCACAGAACAAAGCGCGCGCGCCGTTTACATCTGCATTGGCACCCCACTTATATCCAGCTGCTCCAGCGTTGCCGCTAACACCAGAAGCAGCGCCAGACGTGTTGAACACATGACGGAACTCGTGGATCATAACGCCGTCAACCATTAGGCTAGAAGAACCACTGAACAAGCTGTTTGTAGTACCACGTACACCAGCGTTACGAACGTTAGCTAAGAAGCTTGCGTCGAGTTTTAGGTCAGCCATCTGCTGCGGAGTAACGAACATGTGGAAAGTTTCCTGGTTACCTGCACCGCGAATACCACGAATGTACTGGTCTTTGGCGTAGGCTTTCAGGTTAACAATACACTCATAGCTAATCTTGTCAGCTGCGACAACTGCGTTAGTAGCGCCTGCTACAAGACCACCAGTAGCATCCCAGCGACGGTGACGAGCAGCAGTAGGCGCGGATACGTCAGAAGCAAACTCAAGATCAACAAGCTCTTGGCCATTTACAGCGCCGCCAACTACTGTGCGCAATGCACCGTTGTTCTTAAAAGTGTAAGCAACGCCAGAGAGTGTCAAGAACGCTAACTGGTCACAACGGTCAGCCATTGCATAAGCAAGTGCGTCGCGAGACTGCTCACGGAAGTTAACAACAGTCTTCTGGTCGGTCATACGGCCAGCGATGCGGTTAGCGAAACGTAACTGGTCTAGCTCGATGCTAATGTCATACGCGCGGAGGGCTTCTTCGTTGCCTTCCAGAGTAAAATCACCAGTGATACCGTCGCCGGTCATGTCAGCTAGCAAAGTGATGTTAGCTTTCGTGCCTTTGTTATTCTTAGTCAGTTCAGTTACGCGCTGTACCATTGCGTTTGAACCAGAACCAGCGAACTGGTTGATGAAGGATTGGTTGCGAGCTACTTTCCAGAAGTCGCGGCTCCAAGTTTGGAGTTGGTCGCCCGTAAGCGTACCGAAATTTGTTAAGGCCATGATAGGCTCCTAATAAAGTGAGATAATTTATCAGCGACATTAGTGCCACTAATATAAGCAGCCGACTTTTCAGGAGCGGCTAATCCGTTTTCTACTATCGTGTAGAAGAACGTTTAGCGTTGATTAACGAGGGGCGGCCTCGGAAGGTTTTACGCCTAGTACAGGCGAGGGGTACGGTTTTAACGCCTACGGGGCGATCACATGTCGTAGTGATAAACGTATTGTTATATTAGTACAGGTATTATTATTATGCAACACCTAAGTATGTATTATACAGTTACCTCAAGATCAGTTTCGATCCAGACTTTGGCTCCACATGACAGTGGCTTATCTGGACTGTACACAACAGTAGCTACTACCTCGCCATCAGCGGAAACTATTTCTGCCCTATTAACTTTACGGTTCTGTTTATAGTCTTTAACCGTTAACACCGGCTCGGCTGCACCCTTGTTATTAGCGCGTATGTTGTGCTGATTAACGTGAATGCGAGTCTTCATCAATCACCACTTAACCTTATCGGCCCAGTACGCGGCTGACATTACCCCTCTAGCAATGTTCTTGCCGTGCCGTGCTTTGAAGCTAGCGCGCTTCTTTTTCATCTTTTCAGACTCGCCCGCCTTTGGTGCTCCAGCAGTTGACGCGCCTTGCTCTCCAAACCGGATGGTTTTTATCTGCGCCCCGCTCTTAGCCACAACAATATGCGACTTCGTCGGGTGACTAGGTGTACCTTTTGGTTTGTTAAAGCCCGATACTCCTGCTCGGGCTAGTCTTGGGTCTCTTTCAGCTGCCATAATTACCTCGTTATAAAATATCACCGCGTAGGCGCTTTAAAGTTGCTTCAGGGAGCGCAGCAAACTCTTCTTCAGTCATGGTTGTTAGGTCTAGTCCTTTCTCACCGTGCGTCGCAGAGCTTTCACCTGGTAATTCTGGCGGTTGTGCCTCTGCGGCCTTGAGTTTTTTAGAAATTTGCGCTCGTTTATTGGCTAATTCGTCACTTTTCTGCGCCTTCCCAGCTAGACTTGGCGCACTTTCTTGCGCTTGGTCTAGGTCGTTGTCCTTTACAACATATCTGACGGCTTTTGATAGCGCATCAACTGCTTCGTAGCCCTTTAATATAAAAGCATCTCGTAGTTCGACGACTTCATTGGTCATATCCTCGTTATAGTCCGCGCTATCTCGGCTGAATACAGGGTATGCCTCTTCCATCGCGTTCGCAGCTTGCTGCAAAGCAGTCATTTGGCGGTCTTGGTTCACCGTCTGGTTCATTTCTGCACGCATTTCAAACTCTAGCGTGGCTCTTTCGGCTTTTCTGATTTCTCGTCTAAGGCCAACTGCTTTTTCTGTTTCGCCGTCCAGTACCATGTTCTGATAGAGGAGCTCTTTCGCATCAAAGTCATACTCTTCTGGGGCTTCTGCCGATTTTTCAGTTGAAGCATTCAATTCATCCAGTTGTTTTTGTAATGCCTTCTGTTTAGCAAGCACTTCGTCAAGTCGTGCCTTCGGAACCATTGGTTTCTTAGGTGCTTTTACAGGAGCTTCTTCTACTTCAGCTACAGCCTCTTCCTCTGGCTCTTCTTCAACCACCTCTTCGGTCTCTTCTTCCGATTCTGTTCCCTCTTCTGTACTTTGTTCATCTTGAGAAACAATTTCTTCCTCTGGCTCTTCGACTTCTGCTACTTCAGCAAAACTAAGATCTAGTAGCTCGTTATTATCTGCGTCTGGAATATCAGCCCCAGGCATTACGTTGTACTCTATATCGTTTTTTACTACTTCTTCTTGCTCACTCATTTAAGAACTCCTATCGTTCCTGTTGGGTTGTTTGTTGCTGTGTTGAAAAGCAGTCGTCGCTAGCTTAGTTGCCGCCGAAGTCTGCGATTGGTTTTCTTTAAGGGTGTTAGATGAGGCTGATAGCTCACGTCTCAGATCAAGCTGTGCTTCGTTAATATCAACCTTAGTTTGTAGTTCAGCCATTCTTATCTGTGGATCTACTTCTGTTATGTCTTGGACCTTAGCAATGTTCACTGCAGCTTCGGCTTGTAGCTTCCTTACTTCAGCTTCTAGCTTCGCAATCTCAAGCTGGATCTGCTGATTTTGTATTTGCGCCTGTGCTGCCTGTGCTTCTTGCTGCTCTGGAGTCGGCGGTTCCTGCCCAGTCATAACGCGAATACGTTTGGCTAGCTCACCTTTTCTAGCTAGGTGGCTGTATTCGATGATCGCATCGTCCGGTATAGCTACCCCGACCTGGCGCAAGTTGATAGCTTCAGCGAACTGCACCTCGTCGAAGCTGTCTCTTGCGGGCGCGGTTGTTACAACAACGTCGTACTCGCCTATTGTTAGATTGTTAATGATCTCCCCTTCTGGGGTCTGCTCATTCACGACCATTTCTTCGCGGGGCTTGAGTGGGTCTGCTTCGTTAGTGACCTGAATAACACGCTGCTCTGTATAGAAGGTCTGTACAAGATTAAGAATCTTCTCGGCTAGGTACTGTCGAGACTTACGCAGGTTATCCAAAGGTACTTGGATCATAATTGCGCCACGGTTCTGCTTGGCTTGGATTGCAATACCTGATACTTCTGCGCTATCCGTGCCCAACATGCTGTCGTTGACGCCAGATATAGTCTTAATGTTTGCAGCTGCTTTTTGGGCAATACGGTCTAGGCCAGTAGGTATCTGGTTAGGTTGAATCTTACTTGGGGGTGCAGTGCCACGCGCATACTCAAGTACCAGTCCGGTCTCTGCGCCATGTTCTTCTAGGTCATCAGCGGTCATACCAACTAACGATCCTGACTCAACCATCCAACCACTATTAGCTGTAGTATTAACTATGTGCAACTCTTGAGAGGCTATTTTGTTCAGCTGCTCCTGGGGAGATAGTAGGTTTCTGACAACACCGAACGGCCTGCCTCTGCGGAAGTAGCAGAAGAACGGAACAATCGTGAATTGATTATAGGGAGACCAATCATCATGCAGCACGACTTGGTCGCACGTCACGGTCCAGCGTAC